CCTTTTAAATGAATTGGCATTGAAGAAATCGTTCAGACCTGATATAATATTCGTAGATTATTTGAATATATGTGCATCTTCACGGTACAAAGCAAATGGTAATGTTAATTCGTACTCGTACATTAAGGCGATTGCGGAGGAACTTCGTGGTTTGGCTGTGGAAGCAAATCTACCGATTGTTAGTGCTACTCAAACTACTCGTTCTGGTTTCGGGAATAGCGATGTTGAGCTTACTGACACTTCAGAATCCTTTGGACTTCCTGCTACTGCTGACCTTATGTTCGCTCTTATATCTACTGAAGAGTTGGAAGGTCTTAACCAGATAATGGTTAAACAATTAAAGAATAGATATAATGATCCTACTATGAATAAGAGATTTGTAGTTGGTATTGATCGTGCTAAGATGAAGTTATCTGATTGTGAACAATCTGCACAACAGGATATAGTTGACAGTGGCCAAGAAGAAGAGTATAATAAACCTGATGATAAATTACATAAGAAGTTCGCTGCTTTGAAATTCTGATGCCTAAAGAAAAAGTATATGTTCCTGTAGTGGAACCAAAATCCACATCATACCTAGAGTATATTGAACTAGGTAGAACTGTAACTCCACAACCAGTATTCAAAAAGGATACTATTCGTGTTAGATTATTACAAAGATGCTTGGGTAATCCAACAGAAACTTT